ATGACTACGCCGAGCAGGTCGTCGAGCAGTTCACGACTGCTCATCCGCCCCTGCCACCACTCCGCTATCCGGCGGTGATGGTACTGCGACAAGTCCGACGCTATTTCCGTTGAGAACTGGCGCAGGAGCCTCAGCACTTGCGTAACTTTTGGGGTCCTTCTTCCTACGCTCCTCGTACTCACGTTCCATCTGGCCCCAGATCAGTGCAATCTGATTGGACCTACCACCACCAGCCTTGAACGTCTGATACCGCTCTTCACCGAACAACACCTTCGCGAGCCGTGTGTTGTACGCCGGTTTCATGGGCACGCCATCAATGGTGTAGGGCCGCTTCAGGTCTCCACGTTCCGTCTTGGCTGGTATCACCACGCCTTCGGGTGTCGTGAACTCGGGAATTACGTAGTCGTCTTCGCGATCACACGTCTTCTCGATCTCGGCGTTCAGCTCGTTGTATCGCTCTTGCTGATCGTCGTCGAGCAGGCTGGGGTTGGGGATCTCGAAGACCTCATTGCCGATCTGAATGTCGACACTCGCGGCGAACCCGTGAAATTCTGCTGACTGCTCACGAGCCTTCTGCGGGCTAACGGCAAGCCGTTGCTGCGCCGCTTCGATGGGTGATGTCACTTGTTTCCTCTCGAAATGGAATTGACTGTGTGACTGTGTAACTCGCCGGGAGAGGCCACAGTCAAACCGCTCCCGGCGAGGGTCTACGCGAGGCCGGTAATCGTGTTGGAATCCGACGACGTCGTCATCTGGCTGTTCACGGTGGCAGTAGCCTCCACGGAGAACTTCCACTGCGCAGCGGCGGTGATACCCGAAAGGGTGATCGTGACCGTGGTGCCGACCAGCGTGGGGCTTCCGACTTGTGTTGCCGTCGTAGTCGGCGTACCAGCTGGCATCGCCGTCTTCTTGACCACGTAAGTGAACACGTCCGGCTTCGGATCGTGAAGCAACATGGGAACGGTGAACGACAGTGTGGCCGTTGCACCAGCGACCGCTGTTGCCACCGGAGCCGGTGCCGGGAACACGGGCGCACCACCTTGTGCGCGCCAGCCGATGCCCTCACGGGCGATGGCTACCGGGTACAGCGCGTACGGACAAAGCAGCGCACCGTAGGTGACCCCAAAGTCATGCGGGTCCTTTTTATTGATGGCAGTGTCTTCGATCTTGCTGCGTGCGACGCGCGGGAAGATATAGGCAAACCTGTGATCACCGTCTTCGGCGAGTGCAATCGCTTGGCGCTCAACGAGATCGCCTTCGGCAGGCTTACGCAGTGCATAACTCTGCTTGCCGACGTCCTGAATGTTGATCAACGGCATGTCGAATCGCAGAAGGTCCACAGTCGGGTTGTCTTCCCGGCACGTGAAAGTGAGTTCGTCGCCTTCCTTGGTGAGGTCATACCGCTGCGGACGACGCGACTGCGCGATCATCGTCTCTTCGACGTCAGTGTTGGACGCCAACTTGACACCATCATCCTTGAGGGCGCCGAGGTCGTACCACTGACCACCCGGGAAGGATGGGAGCAACAGATCGGTGCGGTATCCACCGTCCAATGCGTACGGAGTGAACACGCCGTCGGTATTCAGACCGACCAAGGGGTCAGCCAGGTTGGTAAGCGATCCGTGGTAATCGCGCATCAGGATATTGGTGATGATGCCTTTTCTGATTCCCAACGGGTTATACCCGTAGGCCGCTTCCCAAGCGACGCCTGTTGAGGGCAGGGCTACCATGAGCATTTCCTTTCGTAATGCCCTGCTGAAACTGCAAGGCGGACAACACAAATAACCCCCAGCCGTGTCGGCTGGAGGCTTGTACTACGTGGCTGTGTCTTAGACGGCTACGAACCGTAAGTCGACGTCATACCGGGCGACGAACCGGTCAATGGTGTCGCTGTAATACTCGTAACGCGGGAACAAATCCGTTGCGACCTTGTCCGCGAACACCGTTCGACCACCACTGATGGTCACTCGCTGTTGTGCCACCAATGGCGGACCCAAGACCAGCATGCGACGATGCGCGAGCATGGCCCACTCATTCGCAGCCGCAAGGTCTTCCGCGAGAGAGTGCACCGAGTAATTCCCGTAGTCCGTGACCTTGTCATCAGGACCAGCCACCCGGCTTACCAACCAGAAGGGCAAGGGATCACCAGGTCGGCGCTTACCAGCGACCCCACCGCCATTGGCCAGAGCTATCGGCTCCAGCCATGCGACGATCATCTCGACGCCGTCAGGCGGTGCAAGTGGATATAAGAGGTCAGTCACCTTCGGACAACTTGAATCTGGCCTGAGTCTGTGCACGACAAGCGAACTCAGGCGTGTCCTCGGTGCCGAATTCGATGATATTCGCCTTCGGATCGTCCGAGCCAACCGAGACGTCATTGCCATCGACAGTGACCTTGATGGAGTTCCGATATGTCCCAGAATTCGGATCAATCGCTGGATCACCAACTGGGGCAATCCGACGCCAATAAATCCTGGCCTTGTTCGCGAGCGCGATCCGGGCCTTGAGCACTTCTTCCGAGTTCAACTCGATATAGAAGTCGTCATCATCGACGCCGAGATCGGAGAAGGGATTAGCCATCAGAGTCCCACTGCCTCAATCCGATTGAGTGCTGGCGGCCGGGTATAGGACACTTCGATCTTGCCACTCTCGACGAGGTGATCCATCAACGCTGCCGTCACTGCCGCTGCACTCTTGCCACCCTCGGGGAGGGGACGCCAGGAGTTGATGACCGTTGCCGCGATATCGACACGCCGAGTCCGGGCATCGAGCTTCAGGCCACTAACCGCCGCCGTAGCCAACTCCACACCGTTGTCGTCGAAGATGGTGATACGCACGGCTACTCGGCCTTGCCTTTGGGACGTGATGCAGGCGCATCAGGTTCGACCTCGGTGACCACGCCATCCATCACAGTGCCGGTATCACCAGGCACACACTCGATCAGCACGCCGCCTTCTACCAAGGGCTTGGCCTGGTTGTCGTCGAGTTCGATGACAGACCCTGGCCAGGCAGTGGCGGGCTGTCCTTTGAGCATGAAACCCATGGCCGCGAGAACTCGGTAACTCTTCATCAATCAAATCCCTTCCTAGACATTCTGTTTCTTGCCGAACACGGTCACCTTGTAGACCAGGTCCGTGGCATCGCAGTACGGTTTGATGCCGCCCACGATCTGATACGTGATTCCGTTGTGCTTCATCTCGTCAATTGCCTTGGCCGCCAACACCGCCGGATCAGGAGGCGCCGTGCACTTCCACATCTCCGTCGCCAAGTCCGTTAGGGTCACGGTCTCCTCGGCACTAAAGGGGCGGAACCGGCAATTGGTCACCGACACCTCGGTACGTACCACCGAGGGGATTCCGTATCGATCCTTGGGACCGTCATTGAGAGTGACGAAGATGACGATCTGGTCGCCGAATGAATCGCTCATACTTCTGGTATCAACACGTACTTTTCGAGCAACGACTCGTTGAGACCCGAAGCTGATTGAGAGCCCTCGCCACTAGCGGCCTGCCATTCACGTTCGACGTCGTCGACCTTGTACCGCTTCAGACCGCCAGTGCCACCAGTGCCCACCTTGAGTGCCGCAGAGTCGATGGCCTCTAGCACCGCCTGGCTGAAGTCCGGTGCACTGTCGAACCCATGGGTCATGGTGACGACGATGGAACGGAACTTGGACGACCACCTGTACGGTGGGTTCCTCTTGACGAGGATGCGACCAGATGCAGACGGCGTCAGGTCCCCCACATTCAGCGTGACGCCATCCTCAACGACCGAAGTCAACGTGATCAGCTTCAGTGTTGGAAGCCCTAGCAGCACGTCGCACGGACCGTCGAGAGTGACCGTCTCGGTCTTTTCTGGCGAGACGTGCCAACCACAGTGCTTGCGCACGGCGGCGTACGCCCGGTGCAACGCCCGCACCGTCTCAGGATCGTTGGCCTTCAAACGCCCCTTGGTGAAGAGTTCGACGTCGGCCGGGGTCAGCTCTGGCATGTCAGAATCCTGATGGCTTCTTCGACGCCGACGAGCAGACGCTCAATGCGGTCCTCGTCATCCTCTGACATCACGACTTCTTCGGCCGTAGCGGCTGATTCGGCACCTTCGGCGGAATCTTCGTCTTCGGCTTGGACGGCACGCTGCCCTTGGTCATGACCATCAGGCGCCCCATCCAACTAGCGCCGTGGCAGTGCCGCCAGTGATGGGCGTAGTGATTCGCGCACGCAGGAACCGTGCGGTACCAGACGATTGAACCACCGTGGTACCAGGCGCACTGGTGGTAACCGAGTTCGTGGCACCCATGGAAAACCAGTTGGTCCCATCAAGAGAACCCTCCAACAGAACCACGCCCGCGCTGACACCTGCTCCTGCCGTTACCCCGAGAACAGGCGCCGTATGGAGAACCCCACCATCGAGTGCCGTTCCGGTGCCGGTAGCGACGGCGGTCAACGATGCAACGGCAGGGGTACCGGATGCACTCTGCGCATTACCCTGCGCGTCATAGTAATTTGGCATTTATAGAATCCCTTCGTACGCTGATTCCCACTCGGACCAGCCTTGCTGAATCGTCCACTGCGAAGCCAACTCCCGAGCCTTCACACCCATCTCCTGGCGCATGGCCTCGTCGTTGACGAGTTCACGCAACCGGACTCCCCATTCGTGTTCATGACGCACCAGGAATCCGGTGACACCGTCAATGACGAAGTCGCGGTACGGCGCGGCTTCAGACGCGATGACCGGAATACCGAGCGCCGCGTACTCCAGTGCCTTGATATGCGACTTGGTCTCGACGAACCTGGTCGAACGCAGAGGCGCAAGCCCGATGTCGAAGTCAATCAGCTCGTAGTAGTCAGTCGTCTTTGAACACCAGTCGGTGAATCGGATCGGCCGATTGATCAACGACCGAAAGTCTGAGCCGATGAAGTGCGCCTCGACGTCGTTGTGGTCCAGCGTCTTTCGCAGGCCATGGGCGCATTCCTTAATGTCGTCGAGATGCGACAAGCTACCGGCCCAGCCTATGGTCACCTTGTCGCGCACTGGCCGCTGCATCGTCAGCAGCGACTCATCCACCCGGTTTTGCAACACGACGATGTTCGGGTTGTATACCCGCATCCGATCAGCCAATGCGGGCGTCGAGACGGTCACCAGGTGAGCGACCTCGATGCAATGCCTGATGCTGTCGAACGCAACGGGATTCATGTAGTAGGAGTAGTACGGGTTGTGCGGCTCAACCTCGAATGGGTCATCGTCCAGTTCGTAAACCAGCTTGCATTCACGAACCAGCCGACGCCACCAACGATGCACCAACACAACGTCGGTGATAGAACTGTCCAGCTGGATACCGTGACCGCCGATGAACTGACCAACCATAATGTCGACACCATCGGCCTTGACGTCGGATCTCGACATCTCGCAAGATGTTTCGTGACCATGGTTGGCCAGTTCGTCGAGAGGCTGACGTATACGGTAGTACCCGCCGCCCTCGAACTGACGGGTAAGACCTTTGATCTTCAACGGAATTCAACGGAACCGGTAGGCATCACCGCATGCTCTTCACCCTGAACCACCATCGTTTCGATGTGCACGCGAGGCTGCACCGGTTGGAACCGTTCACGAAACTCAGTGTCACCAAACATCTCAAGATGATGATCAGCCATCAACATTGACGACGACGGCGTACTAACAAGCCAGTGCCCCACCTTCAGCACTCCCGGTACCGAGCTGCGAGCATTGATCACAACCCGGCGAATTCCGTTGTCGCAGTGCTGAATGTCAACCTCGCATACCCCAGGTATCTCGCGCAACTTCGAGACAACCAAGCTACTATCGACATCCTCAAGAAAATCCAGGTGAACAGCAACCGACCTGGGTGGCCGGGGCTCAAAGTATTCCAAAGACATGACTGTGTCCTTTGTTTGAAGTGATTGTGCGACTGCATGACTCACAAGGTACGTAGGAACCCAATGAGTTGAACGACTGCGATGATGCCAACCTCGATGGCCATTACCCACTCAAACGGTGTGTTCATAATTACCTCGTCCTACGGGTGGCGCGAGGACCAGGCTTCGTAGCAGGCGCATCTACCTTGGTAACGGCCTTGGGCTCAAGTTCGGGCTCAGGCTCGGGTTCCGGCTCGACCTTGGGCGGTCGTGGAGTCCTGGGCTGAGGAATGGGCTTGTTACTAGCGCCGATGATCTCGGTGTCGAGTACGGCACGCTCTTCATCTGAGAACTGCTGCACCGCATGCTCTTCCGAAAGTTGGCCACCAGGCTTGATCGCCTCGGCATAACCTGACGCGACATAGTTGGCAGCACTCTGCTCATCAATGTCAACGACGTCACCAACCTTGACACCTCCATCGATATTGTGGAAAGTCCCGTTTATCGAAATCTTCATCCGAATCTTCATTGTTGAATCACTTCCTAATCAATCACATGGTGAATGAACAAGTATTTGCATTACCGCGAACACATGTAAGCCGTAACGGAGGTAACCGAGCCTCCTGACGCCGCTCCGGTGGTCCGTAGAAAAACTGCGGGCTTCCCAGAAGCTGTTATGACGGCCCACGCATAGTTACCAGCACCTATTCCACTGGGATAATCTATGAACGCACCCAAGGCATACCAGTTCGTGCCATCTAGAGACCCTTCCAAGGCCAAGCTCAAAGAAGTAACCCCAGCACCCGCAATAAAATTGAACTGGACGGCGTGGTCAGATTTCACCCCAAGCAAGTCGACCACCTGTCCAGTTACACCGCCGCTGGCCAATGTAGCGCCATTGAAGCTAACCCGTGGATCTGTCCACTCACTCATCGCTTAAAACGTCCTTTCCTACACGCTATTTGGATACGCCGAAGTGGGGGCCGACCCGAAGGCCGACCCCCACTAAGGAACCGCTTACGACGCGCCAGTGAGGTAGTGCTTCACTGCCTGCACGTCACCGAGCTTGCCGTCCGTCCGGTACAACACCCTGAAGCTGATCAGGTCGTTGCCGAACGCGAAGTCGTCCGACCGCTCAAAACGCAGCGGAGTGACATCACGGAGGAAGTAACCCGAGAAGTCTCCGAACAGAATGGGCTTCGCGTTGAAACCGAACGCTGGCATGTTCGGATCGGCATACACCGGCTTGCCGAGAATGGTGTCCGGCTGACCGGCGACCAAGGCAGGCTGCCACAGGTACTGGCCCGTGGTGTCCTTCAGCTTGCGCACCGCCTTGATGGTGGAGTCGTTCATGAGGAACGCCGCACGTGCCCGGTACTGCGGAATCACCGAGTGATAAAGCTCGATCAGCACGTCAGCACCGGTCACTGTTCCAGTGGTGGGGAGACCTGCTCCAGAACCAGTGCCGTTGGCCGCCGTGAAACCGGCCACCGTGGCATTGGTCGCATTAAGCAGGCCGGTCGGCTGGTTGCCACCAGTACCGACCACGTAGGCAGTATCCACCGCGATGCCGATGTTGCGACCTGCGCTCTCGGCGAGGAACCCGACGACATCGAATCCCTCATCCGCCAACAGCTCCGAGCTGATCTGGATGATCTTGCCCACCTTGAACGCGCCAAGCGTGACGCTACCGATGGTCGGATCACCAGCCGTCAGAGGTGCGCCTTCACCCGTCCACACGGCCGCACCCTCAGCGGTCGAACGCGGAACGACGAGGGGCTCACCGGAACTAGTGGTGAACACCTTGGGATTAGCCTGCCGGATAGAGCTGGTATCTACCAGGTACTTGTACAGCTGACCGATGAACGAGGTCGGCAACGGCACGTTGGTGTCGAGCAGGGCACGACGCTCGACCGCGCTCGGCAAACCCAGCTCATAGGTACGGACTTCACCTCGCAGGAAGGCGCGAATTTCCTTGTCCTCCTGCTCGGCCGTCTTGACCGAAGGGGCGCCGCCACCGTCGGAGCGCTCGGGCGTTTTACCAGCCAAGCGGTCGACGGCGTCTGCCGCCTCCTTGGCCCGCGTCTCACCCTTGAGGACATCCTGAATACGGTTGTCCAACGCATCCAGCTCGGCGTCGAGTTCCCGCCACTTACGCTCTTCTTCGCCGTCGAAATTACGGTTCTCGTCGGCCGCCTTGTCGGCCAGCGCCTTGGCCTCATTCCAGACCTTCTGACGCCGTTCCTGCATGTTCTTGACGCTTGATTCAGCCATCAGCCCATTCCTTTCATTAAAAGGGGCTTGTCCTCAACGCGAAACCCGTTGTCTCGCATCGAATTGCGAGGTGGCCGCCGCCTACCTCACGATGTGCGGCTACCCGCACAAACAAGCCAAGGGCACGATGAGGTCGTCACCGATCCTGACCTGGAAGATCAGTTAAGGCGCCAATTTTCGATGGGCGCGACTCAACGCCAGCCATTCCGTGAATGGCTGGGACTCTTTAGATTTGGTTTACTCCGGGGCGGGCTCCACCGGGGGCTCTTCGGCGTCGGGCACGATGTCATCGAGTGCCTTGGCCGCCACCTTCAGATCAGCCACCGTCACTGCGGCAGCATCCAATTGAGCCTTCGCGTCGGCATTCTCGCTGACCATCTCCTGTAGAGCACCGATTTGCTCTTCCAGTTCCGCGATCTTGCCGAGAACCTCGCCGGTCCCCTTACCCACCTGCGCCAGAACGCCTTGCAGGTCTTCGTTTAGTGCCATGATCATGCTCCCTTGCTGAGTTAGTAATGCGATGATGGTTTCGTTTTGACAGCTTTGACAGTTACATCCGATAGCAGCCATAGATCACTTGATTTCGCCGATCGGATCTTCCGCACGCTTCGCGAGAAGCGCCATCTTGGCGGCCATGGCAGACACGGGCGGTCCTGCCTTAACCACTTCACCCTTCTTGTCCGTACGGACGAAGAGCTTGCGAATCTCCTTCTCGCGGTGCAATTTCATGACCTCGTCCAACGGAATTTCCTTGAACCTGGCCAACGACCGCATGGCCACAGTGGTATCGCGATACGCCGGACTCGACACCGGCGCAACGTCGATGATCCGACCCGAGATCAATGTCCGCTGCGGGAAGTTCTCTTCCGAGACACCCCACTCATCCTTGGTGCACTCGAAGGCGAAACTAGAGTGCGAGACATCACGACGCTGGACCATCTCCAGCACGTCACCCCGGCATTGCGGGCAATCCACCTCGTAAAGCAGACCAATGTCGTCAGTAGACAACTGAAGAGTGCCGGAACGGGTTGTGCCCAACAGCAACTCGTCGTTGTGGTTGTATCGGGCCACCACGTCGGGCCAGCCCTCAGAACGCGAGTCGTTGACGAAACTAGGAGCGATGCGCTCGATGTATCCGCCAAGGTTCTGTGAACGCTTGTCGAACTTGAGTGCGTAACCGCCAATGATGCGGCCACTCCCATCACCCCTCGCCCGTAATTCGACCGGGCACGGCGCCTTCCACTGCGAGGTGTAGACCCGTTCCTCGTTCTCTGCCAAGAGAGCAGCCTTCTTCAGAGTATCCTCGGCGAACTCGTCGCGGTCGGAATCAATGTCTCCCATTTTCATTTCCTTTCTCAGTTTCTTCCCACCGCAAGCGGTTTCGTCCCATTAGCCACCGGTGGGGGCTTGAGAATGGGCCATGGATTACTTGACTGTGGAACTCTTGCCCGCAGATACATGACTGCGGACGAACCGGAAATCTCCCGGGTCTCAGTAGGTTTCAGAACGGCCTTCTCTAGCGGCGCTGATGGCGGTGACACATCCGGGTCACCATCTGGTGTCTTATGCTCTGTCCCCTTTGGTGCCTTGCCCTGCTCTGGTGCCTTTGGTATCGGTTGCTGCTTCTGTGTCTGCGCCTTGGCAATCTGCCATGCCGACTGCGGATCTGTCCTCTCCATCGGCGGAAGATCACGCTTGGAACGAACCTCGTCCTGAGTCTTCCAAGGCATAGTCGGACCAAGGCTGATCCGGTCGACCTCAGCCCGCGTCTTCACGTCAGTACGCAGCATCTCGCTGGTCTCGAATTTGACGTACTGAGTACGAGGGAAGCACCTATTCAACGCCTGCTCCCACTTGACCAACCAGGGGCGAGCCGAGAACGTCAGGTAGTCAAGGGTATTCATTTCGACGGTGGAGTAGGTCAACGCATCACCCGTTGAGCCGCCGATCTTGTCGGGCGGAATCCCGTAGATGACCGCAATCTGCGTCGCCGTCAAACGAGCCGTCTCGATGAACTGAGCCTCGTTCGGCTTGATCGCGATCGGTGTGTACTCCCAGTCAGAGCCGTACACCAAGGGCTGACGCGTCTTCAACCTCTTGGTGATCCTTGACGTAAGGACGTCCGCGTCCTCTTTGGATACCTTCTGCTGCGAGTTTCGGAACGTACCCGGCGGCACGCCGCCGTTTTGGAACCACTCAGCGGCGTAGTCTTGTGCACCCAGACCAACATTGGCGGTCACTCTGAATGCGCCAATAGGACTAAGGCCGCGCACCTTCCAGGGGACCGTGAACCACGGGATGTGAATGATGTTACGCGGGTCCAGCCGACGACCATTCCACAACCAGGTGGGATTCATGAACGAACCCTGGCCACTCAGGCTGCCGTCGAGAACCTGTACCTGCTCTGGGTTCAACCACTCGATCATCGTCGGAAAGTTGTAATAGTCGCGCTGGGTAATCAACCCAATGGCGTCCCCTTGCAACGCCATTGACGTCGTGCCCCGATGCAACCAATCGACAATGGTGCCGTGAACGGACGGATTAGAGAACAACGTCGGCGTGGGGAGCTGCTTCTGGAGCCCACCCTTGTCCCTGGTGTACAGCACCGGCGTCAACGACGCCACCGTGTCAGCGAGCAACCTGGCTGCACCGAAGACCGGTACGAGCGTCAGCGCCTTGTCAACACTTACATTGCCGCCAGGAACGGGACCACCTGTGTCCCAAGGCCATTCGGTGATGGCCCGCTGCTCACTACGCTCCTCTCCGCGCTTACCAAAGGGCCACATCAGTTGCCTTCTACCATCGGGCACCCATGCCGATGTGGCCAATTCGGGTTCCCCCACGACGGGCAAGTGCAAGAATCCGACGCAAATGTCATGTCGATCGTGGGAAGGCCGAACTCTTCACACATGTCCGAATAGATGGGCGTCACACTGCACAGCACATGATGCTGCGCCCCTGGCGGGTGACCACAATCGCAGTCGCCCCTGAAAGAGGCATCCCACCAGTCCGACGTCAACGGGTCGAGGTCGAAGGTCTCCATCAACCCTCGCACTCCAATAGCTGCCTTACTCATCTTCGACGCATTCGACATGACACACCTCGTCTTCGTCGTAGGCGCACTCGTCGCCAGGCCGGATCTTGTCATCGCAAATCCCGCACCTACCGGGATATTTCGCTACAAAGACACGCATCGATTCGACTACTTCCGAGAGGATGGAACGCATTCTGGAGCTGCACTTCGATGAGAATCTCGGTGCGATTTTGCGCACATTTCCGACATTGACAACCGACGCGATATCCAGCCTCGACGCCACAACAATCCGAGAACATGTCTCGCAACGTCTCGTCGTAGATCTTCAGGCCGTCCATGGATCAGTAACCCGTCGCATCCGCGAAGATGCCGACCCATTTCGCCGCCGCACCGTCATACCGCAACACCTCGGTGTGCGTCTTACTCGCAGCGGTCGTGGTGAGCAACGTGCCAGTGAACTTGGCGCCGTGAGCGATGGTGCGCGGGGTCGCATCCGATGTAATACGAAGGGTCAGCTCGTCACCATCATCCGGCGAACCAGTCAGGCCCGACGTTAGCGACGTGATGTTCGTCGCGAGCAAGGTGATGTTGAACTGGTCGACATTGTCCGTGTTGATCGCCGGGGTTGCCGACGACACGACGGTGCCCACGCGCCGAGAAGCGTCATTGTCGGGCAAGTCCAACCACAGCGACCCACCGGTGGTCCTCTTGAGTCGACCCGTCTCCGTATCCATCGCGACGTCACCAGGATTCAGCCAAGGATTCGTCGTGCTCGCCCCGTTGTCCGAAATGCCAACGATCTTGATTATTGCCATGATTCACCACAGACTTTCTAGTAGAAGGGCTATCGCCGCTATTCCCACACCAACACACACCGAGCCGAGCAGAACCGCCCAGACCGGTGGCGGCTCTTTGACGTATTCATCTGTCCCCCAGTCGGTCCACCTGGGGGCTACCACACCGACTCCAATACGTCGTACGGGTTCGGGTCGATGCCATGCATGGCCAAGGTCACGGCCATGAGCTGAGTGATGTCGGCGTCCTTGTCCTTTCGATCCCACACCCAGTTGTCAGTTGCTGTCAGTTCACGTTTCTTCGCACCCGTCACCGCACGGAACAATGGCGTCGCACCCCGGTGCCGCATATGGGTCACCCCTTGGTCATCAGGCTTGACTGCGTCATAGAAGTTGCCGCACGCCAGCACCAGGTCCGTCGAATTGGACTTGGTCACTTCCATTCCGGTCTGCGCTTCAATCTCGTTGATCAAACTCGCTGCGCCACTTCCACCCTGAACTACGAGCGCATGCGGCCTCCACGCCTCACACAGCTGTTTGAGCCTTCCTGCTATCCACAAGGTGCCGGGCAACATGTCGATCCTCTGGCCCCTCACGGCGGGGACGATGCCGCAGATGTACAACCCATCTGGGCGACGAGCCATGAAGCCAATGGCCGACTTAGTTCGCTCATTGTTGACGTACACGCCGAACGACACCGGGTCGACCGGAACGTTCGCGTCGGTACGATCTTCCAAATCCCGCCACATGTCCGGCGTGATCAGCGGCTCGGTAATACCTTCCGGCTTGTCCCACCAGCCCGCGCGCTCCCGGCCATACTCATCAGGGGGCAGCTCATCACGCTCAGCGCGGATGTAATCAATGGTGATGCGGCGTTCTAGTGCCGGATTGGACTGGCGCAGGTACTCGACGTCATCGAGTGCACAACCCTCGACTTCTAGTGCGTGCGAACACGTCTCTTCCGCGCAAGCGTTCTCTTCAGGCTGCGAGCAGAACTCCATGTAGGCCAACCGACCCTTTGGAGCACCCTTGACGTCACCGCCCTCAACCTCACCACCCTTGCGACCGCGATCACGAACCCCGCGCCACACCTCGGACTTGGCGAGGCCCGCCGACCCACCGTAAATGATCTGCGGGTCATCGACGGCGCTCAATGTTGGTAGCAGAGCACCCATGTGGGACTTTTCAAGGTACATCGCCTCGTCGAGCACGACCTTGTTCCCGGTCAAACCACGACCACCGCCGCTGGTTCTCGCCTTGAACTTGAGCCGCTGACCATGAGGACAGGCCGGTCTCGCTGGGCCGACACACTTTTCGCACGGGTTGTTCACCTTGTTGCCATGGCGGCAATACTCACCAGGCGCGAGTTCGATCATCTCGGTGCCGGTGCCGCGAAAGATGCCGTTGGTCGGACCCGGCGCGAGGCGCCGAGACAACGACGGCGTGTCTTCGATCAGGTTGATCATGTCGCCGAACGCTTCGCGCGTGGTGTCCATTTCGTGGGCCGACCACACCACCAGCTCCTGATCGGTGATGTACAACCAGCCGAGCGCCGCCATCTTGAGCATTCCGGTCTTCATGTTCTGGCGCGCACAGACGATGGCGAAAGCAAACGCCGCCGTCGCCACGTTGCCCTTCAAGGTGCGCCGGTCCAAGTCCAGGGCAAACATCGCGTCCAACCCCAACGCCTGCTCGGGGTCCGGGGGTAAGCCAGCGAGTGTGGCTAGGTCGCACACCTCTGGGCCGAGGGACACCGTGTAGTCGGGGTGAGTGAAGTAAGCGGGCTTGACCATCCCGGGCGGGACTAGGAGGTCGGTCATCAGATCGTCCAGTGCAAGAGGTCGAACGGATAACCACCGCAGTGAATGCAGTGGATGCCGTCGTCCGAAACGAACACGTGTGTCTCGGTGGACCGGCGTACACTCACCGTCATGCGAGTTGGCAACGCGATCGGCTTTTCGGCCACGGTGTTCGCCCTCGGGGCGCTACTCGTTTCGGCGCCGGGGGCAACCCTGCTGGCCTGCTGCTTCTTGACGGGTTTCCTGGTCGTCGGCCGCTGGCTCGTACGAGGCGAGGTGTGCAAGCGCCTGATCCACGACGCCGACCATCAACACACCGCCTGGAAGGCTGGCGTGGACGACGTGGCATTCTTCGGCCGCTATCAGCCGTACGATCTTCGATCATCGAGTACCTCGCGCTAACACGCGCTGGAGGGTTATTTCGGCTGGGCTGAAGCGTCGGTGCTAACGACTGCGATCCCTTGTGATTGAGGTTCGATTCCTCAGCCCTCCGCACAGGAGGGTGCCGTCTCGGCTGGACGAACTGGTCCCGAACACCAGGGGTGGCGCAAGCCTCGGGGATCGACACCTCCACCCTCCGCTTCACTAGGTACCACCCGATGCAGATGCATCACGTGCTACCCCGAACCGAGTCCCTGAGTCGTGCCACTCCTCGCGATCACACCGTTGGCACCAGCGGTGGCCAACGCCGTCACCAAACTCCTTGACCCTCCAATCGTGGTTGCACTTCGCTTGGCGGCGACGATCAGCGCGATTGGGCATTCCACGCCTTGGGGTGGTGATGTTCGATGACATACTTCACGTGCGGCTGACGATCGATTCGACTCGCCAACCTGACCAACCGTCGGGCGATCTTGGCACGAATGACGACGGACCGCGCTGGCATGTGCTGCCAGTCATCGAATGAGTAGGGACTAGGCATCAACGGGCCAGCCACTTCGCGTGTCGCCTCAAGTCGGCGACGACCTGGTCCGCACGATTCGCCATCTGAGACATGTTGATGCGGCAGTCGGCGTGAACAGGCGACGCAGGGGATTCGTAGTCGTTCCACCACTCGCGCAGCTCGCGCCCGAGCACGCCGTGAGCGTGGAAGTACCTCCAGTTGCGGAGGATGAATTGCAGATCGTAGAGCAGGTGTTTCATCAACCAGCCGCCTTCGCTTCACGTCGAGCACGCAGCTCGTCCACCGGATCGATCACTTCTGACACCGCCGACCGCAATGCCTCAGCCCTCATCCGCGAGAACTCCTTGGACAGCGTGGTCAGCCCACCCGCCGTCTCGCGGCCACACATCTGCTGCGCGATCAACAACACGTGCTGGCCGATGACCGAATCCAGAACACCAGCGGCCTCCAGCTCTTCACGCGTCGCCGTGACGAACGGCTTCTCGGCCGGGTCGACGGGGGCATCCGAATTCCCACCCGAAGTGGTCGAAGGTGGAGCTGAGCTGGCCTTCTTCGATCGAGAAGTCATCTCGACGGGCGGTGTTTGACCGAACGATCCCCGCTGCGCACGCTTACGACACCTCGCGCTGCAATACTTGGCCGACGGCCGAGTTGCCTCGAAGGCAACCCCGTCGATGAGGCAGTTGACTCTCACGGGATCACCCCGCTTTCTGTTGTGTGACCAGCACCTGGTCACGGTTGATGGACTCGGTCCCGCTACGCGAAATCGACTACGTTGCAACGCTTTTCGCTGTCACGCGTGACGCGAAAGTCGTTGTGCCGCAACAGGAGTCCCGTGACATGGAAGTCACGGAATAGAAATAAACTCGGAGAACCGTCCGCGAGACTTTTCGACTAAAAAAAACGGAACCCCTTGTGCCGCAACGACTTTCAAAACCCGCGATGCACTGTGCCCCAACGCCTTTCGCTAACCCGTTGTGTACCAACAACTTTCGAGTCATCGCCGGCGCCTACAGCAAACTTGTCAAGACATACCCTCGAGAGCCATTGGTATCGACTGTGCCACAACGACTTTCGTAATCGCCTATGACACAACACATCTCGAGCCGACACGACCCAACTATGAAAATTGGTATAACACAACGTGATTCAATCCTAGTGAATACCAACACATTTCACCGTGCTACCGATGGGCGTCGACCAGGTACCCGACGACGCCCGACAGTACCCGACTCGTGACGCCGTCGCCGCCGACAGTGCTAGCTAGCAGCTAATCTTGCTAGCACTACCCTAAATCTGGCCGACACCTGTATCTACGGATTGCTGCCTCAGTGCCACGCTAAGCCATGCAACCCCGTTTTAGGCACAACCACACCACCCCACCCCCGTTCGTCATTTCACCAGGTGAATCGAGGTAACGATGGGCATCGGCAGATAGTCGCTCAGGTAGCACTGTAGATACACACTTGACAAACGTAGATACGGAGACTAGCGTTGTGAACATGTTCACAACGCTAGCCAATAGCACCGACCGGAGGGAATCACTCTCATGTTCATCACCGACCTAGCTTGCGACCTTCGCAACGCAGGATGGATCGACACCGCTACTCGCACCCACGATGGACGCGCGGTGTGCGAGTGGACCCGCGACGACGCGACCACCTCGGCATGGCAGTCGAATCAACGGGGATTCGACGGGGTACCAACCGGCCGAAGCAACGCCAGCCGGATATGGGCACTCGTAGACATCAGCACCAATATGGTCATCGGCGGCAACTACGGGCAGGCAATCCGATGAGGACCTACCCATTGGCCAAGTACGAGCCCTATGAACCCTGCAATTGCCTACATACAGATGCACCGGATATCCGCCACGCGTTCTCTTGCCCCGGTGCCCCGGTAGGTGCGGAACTTGACAACACGATGCTGCGATCGCTAGCCGAACTAGCGGCAGGCAAGGATATCGACGCGGCACTGTATATGTTCCGGCAACTAGGTGGGGAGTCGGTCCGATGAGCACCACACACCGCGCATTCGCCGCCATCGCCGCCAAGGTTGCCCTTGGCGCCATTCTCGTGTTCACCCCACACACCCACGTGGCGAATGCGGCGCCCCTGGAAGACGACCCGGGGTTTTCATGCGTTGACGACGGTAACCGCGTCTGTGGGCCGAACAACACCAACGGGGCCCCGGCCGGATG